CAGATTCTATTGTTGGAGTAATAGCGTTTAGGGCATCAGGCTATTTATATCTCTGTCAAAAGTGCTATAAAAGATTCTAACCTCGTTTATAAGAAAAGGGTAAATCTTATAAATGACCATTGAACAATACATTTTATAGCACCACCAGTTACGGAAAAATTTTTAAAAAAACACTTGAAATGTAAATACATTATGTTTTACTATGGAAGTGTGCAGAACAGCACAAAGGAGAACACTATGATTGACATTAAAAAGTACAAAGATTTTTTGGACGGGTGCGACTTTTCAGCTTGCACAAAGACAACTTACCTTGACAGCGTTCGTAGCTTCATAATACACGGCTTTGAGGAATGGACTCCACAGAACGCAGTGGCTTATAAGAATATGCTGATAGCAGAAAAGAAGAAGCCACGCAGTATCAATGTTATGATAGCATCGCTGAACAACTATGCTAAGTGGCAGGGACAGAAAGGCATCAAGGGTGTGAAAATCAATGACGAGCCGTTCGCAGTCAACGGAATGGAAATTGACGATTTCCACAACTTAATAGACCACTTGCTAGCAGACGGCAAATACCATTGGTACATCGCTCTGAAAGTCCTTGCAGGAACTGGAATGAGAATCGGTGAAGCAACGCAGGTGACTTATGGAGATTTCAAAAGAGGCTATGCTACAGTATGGGGAAAGGGTGGCAAGGAACGCACAGTGTTCTTCTCGCACACTTTGAGGGAAACGCTGTATATGTACGTAGCAGGAAAGCCCGAAAACGAGCACGTTATTCCATATAATCCACATTATGTACGTGAAGCGTTCCGTAGAATTAAGAACAGATACCACATCGAGTGCAACACAAACCCACATGAATATCGTCATTTCTTCGCAAGGGAAATGTACGACCAAACAAAGGATGTGGCACTGTTAAAGGGACTTATGGGACATGAGAGTGTAGCCACCACAAGCCACTACATCAAGAAAACCTCAAAGCAAGCAATGCGTATGTACGCACACGCACAGAACTGGTGATTGATTGTAACGCTCTTTCGTGGTAATTTGTAGTTAGAAAACCAATTAAGGAGTATCTAACATGAGAGACTGGAAAGAGTGGTTTAAGTATGCAGGTATCAGAGCATTAAAGACAGTGGCACAGACCGCTATCGCAACTATCGGCACATCGGCAATGATGTCTGATGTCAACTGGGTTATGGTCGGAAGTTCTTCACTTCTCGCTGGGATTCTTTCTCTGCTGACCTCACTTGCAGGAATCCCCGAAGAAAAGAAATAATGTTTCACGTGAAACATCGGGCAGAAGATGAATGAGAAAATCAAGAAAATTTTTGTTGGCATCGGCTTGTTTGCTGGTGCTGTTCTCGCTTTCCTGTTGGGCAGAGGGTGGAATAACCCTCTCCGAAAGCGAGTTTCAGACACTAAAGACATCGTTGATAACAGCAGACGAACAACTGACACAATCAGAGCAGGAAATCAGCAGGTTGCAGAATCTGCTGACAGAACAGGACAGTCAGTTGCAAGTGCTCACGAATCAGTTAAAAGAGGCATCGCAATCCTTGAAGAAGCTGAAAAACGTAGCAACATGGAATAGTGTTAAAATAGTTGTAGTAGGAGTTGCAGGGTTTGCTCTTGGGGGCTTCACTGCATGGCTCTTAATGGGGGGTCTAAATGCCCATAATTAAGAACAGTTTAGAGAATGTTTTCAAGATCGCTGGTGTTCCGTCATTCAACGAGTTCTACAACATCGGCATATATCCGTGGAAACTTGTTTACAGAAATCTGCCCGACTGGATGAATGTGTCGGACAAGTCAATAGCCAATCCCAATGGACAGAGGAAAAGATATCGAATCAACACAGCGAAAGCCGTCTGTTCCGAAGTAGCTAATCTTGTTTGGGCAGAGGGTTCTTCAATCACAGTGAACCAGCTTGGTTGGGATGGAGAGGGGCAAGACCCTCTTGACTTCTATATCAAGGACATACTCAGAGGCAACAACTTCGACACGAAGATGCGTCAGCTTATTGAGGAAAGCATGGCACTTGGTGGTGGCACAATCCGTGTCTATGTTGACGGAATGAGGGACGAGGACGGACTTATCATCCAAGGCACAGAAGATGTCAAGCTGGCATACGGCATGGCTGACAAGTTCATTCCGTTAAGCTGGGACAACACAAGAGTCACCGAGGGTGTTTTTATTGAGAAGAGAGCATCCAAGGGCTGGTATTGGACACGCCTTGAGTTCCACAAGTGGAACGGCGAGGAATACGTTGTCTCTAACGAGTATTATAAGACAGACAGACCACCAGTGGGCAACACATCGCAAGACATCTTGGGTGTTCGTTCTCCGTTTAGCGAACTGTGGGCAGGGCTTGCAGATTCAGTTCCGTTCCGTGGTTTGCAGTTGGGACTGTTTACTTATTTTAGAACCTGCATGGCTAACAACCTCGATGACAACAGCCCGTTGGGTATAAGTCTCTATGCGAACTGCATGGACACCTTAAAGGCTCTTGATGTGGCTTTTGATTCGCTTGCAATGGAAATGATTCTAGGCAAGAAAAGAATCATCGTTCCTGCAAGTGCCGTCCGTTCAGTACGTGACACAAAGGGCAACGAGCACAGATACTTCGATGCCAATGACTCTGTATATGAGGCTCTTTACACCGATTCCTCAGAACAGCTTAAAATCCAAGACAACACAGTAGAGTTGAGAATTGACGAGCATATCAGAGCAATCAATGCTCTGCTGGATATGCTGTCGTTCCAAATCGGACTGTCAGAGGGTGCTTTGTCTTTTGACAAGGGCAGAGGAATCAAGACGGCAACCGAGGTCATTTCCGAGAACTCAAAAACCTATCGCACAGTCAAGATGATGCAGAAGCCGATTCAGCAGAGCATCAGAGACTTGATTGACGAAATTATCGACATTTCCTGTGCTTATGACATCAGCTTTACTTGGGAGAACAAGACCTATAATGTGTATGAACTGGTCAAAAATGGATACCACACAGTGGTAAACTTTGACGATTCAATCATACAGGACAAGGATGCCGATAAGGCACAGGGCTTGAGGGATGTACAGAACGGGGTGCTTTCCAAAAAGACCTACATGGTCAAATATATGAAGATGACACCCGAGGAAGCAGATGCAGAGCTGGAGAGGATTCAAGAAGAAGGCAAGCTGATGGCAACGGCAAGGGTTGTTGACATGGATTGGAGTAACTTAGAGGTGTGAGTATGGAACTGACGGAGAGAGTACACAAGTTGGAAATTGGACACCATGACCATGAAACACGTATCAAGCGTGTCGAAAAAGAAAACGAGGAACAGAAAAAAGTGGAGCAGAATTTCCACGATTTCATCGTTGCCACCGAAGCCGAAGCAAAGGGCAGGGACAAGACAATCAAGGTCATGCTGACAGTCCTTACTGTCTTGTCTGCTATTTCCACCCTTGCAACAGTTGTCAGCAACCTCTTTAAATAAATGCTGAGTAAGGAATTTCTTGATACAGTATCATATCCCATTACAAAACTTTACATGGCGAGCGAGGACAGACTGCTCGCCTTGATTATTAAGCGTCTGAAAAGTGGCACAGACGGCTTCAAGGTCACTGAATGGGATATCAAGAAACTGTCAGACATGGGTGGGCTTACACGTGAAGCCGTCAAGGAAATAGCCAAGACATCAAAACAAGCCAAGAAGCTATTGGAAAGTGTCTTGACCGAGGTTGCAAAGAAAAGCCTTTCCATTGATGGGATTGATGCAGAGGTGACTACAGGTGTAATGCAGACCATCAAGGCATTGGAAGCCCAAGCATCAAGTCATCTGAATATCGTGAACACAACCATGCTCGCAGGAACGCAGGATAGCTTCGGCACGATTGTAGCACGGCTGGACAGTGAACGGAACACCATTTTAAATAATGCGACCATTGACTTGGTGACGGGGCAGAAGTCTTTCCAGTCCGTTGTATCACAGGCGATAAAGGAACTTGGCGAAGCTGGGATAAACGCTTACACCGATAAAGCTGGCAGAAACTGGACTCCCGAGGCATACGTTTCTATGGACTTACGCACGACATCTGCACAGACGGCAAGG